TTAACCTCTACCTCCATACATCTGTTCGTAATACTTCTGATAATCACCGCTGGTCACTTCTTCCACCCACGGCTGGTTGTTCAGGTACCATTCAATGGTCTTGACGATGCCGACCTCGAACTTCGTCTCCGGATACCAGCCCAGGGCATTGGTAATCTTTGTGGGGTCGATGGCATAACGCTGGTCGTGACCTAGGCGGTCTTTGACGAAGGTGATAAGGTCTTCGTTTATCCAGCTGATGTCAATCGTGCCGTCGGCGGCTTTTACTTGTTTCTTCAGCACTGCACGGTAACGGGGTTCTTCCTCCATCAAGCGGCGGACGGTGGCAATAGTCAGCTTCACGATTTCAAGATTGGTCTTTTCGTTGTGACCGCCTACGTTGTAGACTTCGCCTTCCACACCCTCGCGGACAACCAGGTCGATAGCTTTGCAGTGGTCTTCCACGTAGAGCCAGTCACGCACGTTACTGCCGTCGCCATAGACGGGGAGGTTCTTGCCTTCGAGAATATTCTTGATGATAAGCGGAATCAGCTTTTCGGGGAAGTGATAAGGACCGTAGTTGTTGGAACAGCGGGTGATAGTGACGGGCATCTTATAGGTATCGTGATAGGCCATCACTACCATATCGGCACTCGTCTTGCTGGCGCTGTAAGGGCTGTGCGGGCAGAGCGGGGTTTGCTCTGTGAAGTAGCCTTCGGCACCAAGTGAGCCGTAAACTTCGTCGGTAGACACTTGATGGTAACGAACGCCTTTGCGCCAAGTGGGATAACCGGACTCGTCCTTACCCGTGACCCAGGCACGGCGGGCGGCATCGAGCAAGTTTTGTGTACCCAGGATGTTGGTCATCAGGAAAAGCTGGGGATTCTCTATGCTACGGTCTACGTGGCTCTCGGCAGCAAAATTCACTACGTAATCGAACTTATACTTGGCAAACAGTTCGTCGGCAAGCACGCGGTCGCAGATGTCACCTTTTACAAAAAAGCAACGTTCATCGTCAATGTCATTGGCAATGGTGCCCAGATTGCCTGCGTAGGTCAAGGCATCCAGTATCACCACTTTAATATCATTATGTTTTGCCAGGATATATTTAATATAGTTGGCGCCGATAAAACCGGCGGCACCGGTTACGAGATAAGTCTTCATGAGAATTAAAAATTATAAATTAAAAATTAAAGTCAGCGGGCCTTTATAGGAGAACTATTCTCCTTCTCTTTTTGGGGAACAAAGAGTTCATCGCTTCGATTCAGCCAGTTCCATCAGGTATTTGCCATATTCGGTCTTGCCAAGCTGTTCACCCAAGCGATACAGCTGGTCTACATCTATCCAGCCCTTGCGCCAGGCAATCTCTTCGATACAGCTCACGCGGAAGCCTTGACGGTTCTGGATGGTGGCGACAAAATTGCTGGCTTCCAGCAGGCTGTCGCAATTGCCGGTGTCGAGCCAGGCAAAGCCACGGCCGAAGAGCTCCACTTTCAGCGTGCCCTCGTCCAGATAGAGACGGTTGAGGTCGGTAATTTCGTATTCGCCGCGAGCAGAGGGCTTCAAGGAGGCGGCTTTCTCTGTCACGGTGGAGTCGTAGAAGTACAGTCCGGGGACGGCATAGTTGCTTTTAGGATTGGCAGGCTTTTCTTCCAGCGAGACGGCTTTGCCGTTGGCATCAAACTCCACTACACCGTAGGCACGGGGGTCCTTGACGTAATAACCAAAGATGCAGGCACCCTTGTCTATGGAAGCGGCACGCTTCAGCATGGCGGAGAAGCCTTGACCGTAGAACATGTTGTCGCCCAGAATAAGGCAGCCCGGTCCGCCGTCCAAGAACTCTGCACCCAGCACAAAGGCTTGTGCCAGTCCGTTGGGATTCTCTTGTATCTTATAGGAAAAGGACATACCGAGTTCTTCACCGGTTCCCAGCAGCTCGCGGAACATGGGTAAGTCACGTGGAGTAGAGATAATAAGCACTTCGCGAATCCCCGCCAACATCAGTGTAGAGAGCGGGTAGTATATCATCGGCTTGTCGTAGACGGGCATTATCTGCTTGGAGATAGCCTTGGACAACGGATAGAGACGAGTGGCACTGCCACCTGCAAGAATAATTCCTTTCATATTTCAGTTCTTTTTCGGTGATACTTCAAAATGGAGAATAAAATAAGAAGGAGGACGATGCCCCACGGCTCTACTTGCTATTCGGGTACAAAGATAATGGAAAAATTCGATTAAGTGAAGGCTTGGTTTCATCTTTTTACTTCATTGCTTTGCTTACTCCGGTACATTGTTTTGCTTACTTCAGTGCGTAACGGCCGTCACCCCTTGATGAAACGGTCTTCACTGTCTTATCCTGATATAGGTAGACACATTTACAAACTAATAAATGTTAGTATATTTGTTGTAATCTGAAGTATCTTATTTGATTATCAACGCTTTGTAGAAAACTCGCATAAGAACGGGCAACGGATAAGAAAATTCCAAGCTGTTTAGAATCACTATATTCCTCATGCTTTCAAATAACTCTTTTTTCTTGATGCAAAGGTAGCATTTTTTCGTGATTGCCGGTAATTTTCGGGCATAAAATATCACGGTCATTTCAAGAAACATATACAGCGGACATGACAGCCATACCGTAGCCGAATCCCCGTAACTCACAGGCAAAGGTAACCCGTGTCCTGTTCGTACAAGCAAGGTCAAGCCCTCCGGGTGTCGTGGAAAAATCATCCTCGCCCGGAGGGCTTGCGGTATTTTTCCCGCCAACCTTGCATGTACGGGACACGACCTTTTATGGCCTGTAGTTACGGGAACTCCGGCCCCGAAAAGCCGGATCACTAAAAATAAATTGTTATGTCACAGCAGGTAACAAAAGAAAAGTACAGTATCGAAACACTCAGAGAGCGGAATGTTTCATACGACCACCAGCATTGGCTGACACAGAAAGATGTGGATATGGCCAACAGTTATGTTGAACTCATTGAGCGGACACGCTCCGAAATTACACCTCAAATTGGAGACAGGCTGGTATATGTAACCGAACACGGGGATTATTACGGAAACGCCCTTATTGACAGCAGGAGTGCAAAAGAAGGATATCTTTCCGTATGCGAACAGCCGTATGTGCCTTTCGTGTGGGAAGAGGACGGCAATATTCGTCTGAGTGTCAGCGGAGGCGCATTCCATTCCGTGAATCCGGAGGAACTGAAATTCCTGAAATGGACGGAAGGGGTATTCAAGGAATGGGGGCATTGCGGTGCTTGCGCCAACGGTTCGGTGTCATTTCTGGCTAAGGTACCGTTATGGTTTTATGCCGAACCCAATCCCAGGTATGGAGATTTCACGACCGAGACCTACCGGAAGTTCTACCTACACAAAAGGGAGGAATCGGAAAACGGCAATCTCTATCAAGGCTTTGACATCGCTTTCCGGGACGAAGCCGAGTTCCGGCAGTTCCTGAAGGACTACGAAGGAACGGTGTTCAAGGGAAATTGGGATAATCAAATCGTGTTATGGTGTTTCCGTCGGGAATATGTGTTCCTGCCATCCGCCGAATGGGAGAAGGTTGATGCCCCTGCCGAAGAACGGAGGCTCAACTTCCATCCCGAGCAGGTCAAGATAGTCAAGGACATGGAAAAGCACATCACTTATTTCTACCGGATTAAACCGGATAATTTTTAACATTTAACCCTAACAGATATGCAAACGACAACAGCACCCAAGGCCGGCAACGCTCCCGACCTGCTTCAAGGCATTCTGAGCGTACAAGTGAGAAACGAGGACAAGATTACGGAACAGGACCGTGTCTATTGCCAGACGCAGCAAAACCTGCTTTACAAGACACTCGACCAGATTGACCGCTGGTACGCCGTCTTCAAGGAAGAAGCCGAACAATACCAAGCCGAACGTAAGTCCCATTACGAAGAAAACGGCAAGGTTTCCATGCGTGATTTCTACACTTACCATAACGACAGGGAAGACTATTCACACAACGAGTTCAAACCGTTTGATCTGATTAACGATCTGGTAGATAAGAACCGAAACGCCAACGCGAATTTTGCGAACCGCATCATTTCTTATTTCAACAGGACTTACAAAGTGTCGGTTCCTGAGTATAAAATAGACGAAAAAACCCTTCCGATGGGCTTCCGTCCTGTTTATGACACATATGTAGATGTAGTCATCGAACACTTGGGCGGCAAGAGTTTCCGGGAAACGGCCGTGGAAGAACTGCTCGCACGCCTGAACAAAGTTGTCAGACCGGCATACTGGAGCAAAGTCAAGACGGAGTTGAAGAAGGACAAGATAATCTTTCCCGAAATCATCCGTTTCGACGATTTTTCCATGCAATACAACCAAAGGAACAGAATCTCCTACAACTACGGCGGAGAACTGGAAACCCTGTGTGCCGGCATTGCCTACGGTGCGGATGACATACTGAATGGAAATTCAAAGATGATTATCCGTTTTGATGACAACGACATTTCTGTCACAGACTGGTACGACCTTACGACCACCAATGCCGAGCAAATCCGATTCTACAAGAACGGACGTATCGATGTCCGGTTCAAGGACAGTGCGGCAGCCGAAAGTTGTTTCAAGCGTCTGCATCTGGATGAAATCACCCTAAGAGAAAACTGACCATGATAAGATTTACACAGCACCCCGTAAGGCAATCCTTGCGGGGTGTTTTCATTTTTAACGATAAACAGATAAAGTCATGTATGCCATCATCCCCCAACAGATACCGCAAGGTATGCGTGCCGAAGTCAACGAGAAGATACTTTTCGCCATAGACTCCGGCAAGGACCTCATTCCGGCGGAGAGCATCTACAACTGCTATACCGGTATCGGAGGGCTGCACAACCTCAAACAGTCCGACTTTGCCAACTACCATGAGTATGCCCAGGCGAAGAAGGAGTTCGAGATGGGACAGTTCTTCACCCCGCATGAAATATGCCGGGACATGGTGGATATGCTGTGTCCTGTCTCATCCGAAATGGTTCTTGACATGTGTTGCGGTATGGGCAATTTCTTCAACCATCTGCCCAACCCGCATAATGCCTACGGCTTCGACATAGACGGCAAGGCCGTGTCTGTCGCACGATACCTCTACCCGGAAGCCCATATCGAGAAATGCGACATCCGGCAATACTATCCGGAACAACGTTTCGATGTTATCATCGGCAATCCTCCTTTTAACTTGAAGTTCGACTACAAACTGTCGCAGGAATACTATATGGACAAGGCTTACGATGTGCTTAATCCGGCAGGAATCCTGATGGTCATCGTGCCATGCTCTTTCATGCAGAGCGAGTTCTGGGAGAAGACACGGATAACCGGTATAAACGGCAATTTCTCATTTGTCGGTCAGACGAAGTTGGCCCCGTCAGCCTTTGCCGCAGTCGGAGTCCATGACTTCAATACGAAAATCATGGTATTTCTCCGTAAATCGGGCCACATCAAGATGCAGGCTTACAACGCGGAGGAATTCATAACGGCGGACGAGCTGAAAAAGCGCATCGGCGAGGCAAGGGCGATGAAACACCGGTTGCGTTTCGACCTGATGCGCGAAACCAACCGGATCGACAAGGAAGAACTTGAGCTGTTCGAGTACAAACTTGCCAAGTACCTGTACGAGCTGAAGGCGCACGCCAAGTTGAACAAACATATAGACAAGGCGGAAGCGTTGGTCACGAAGTTCCGTAACCAGAAACCGCCTGAGAACGCCACGCGGGAGCAGGTGGAGCAATGGGAGAAGAACAAGCTGACCCCGAAGAAAGTGCTTGCCGTCATCCGCAGGTACATCACCTCGCAAAATACCGTACCTCGCAAGGAAGTGGCATTGGTGAAGACCTCATACGGCTTCAAACTGAAACAATATGCTCCGCGACTCCTTGACAAAGTTCCGCACAAGGCGGCGAGTATCAACGACCTCGTGCTGGAGCGTGCCGAACTGCCCATACCGGAAGTGCCGACAGAAAAGAACATGCATCAAATCCGTGCGGCGGAGAAACTGATACGACGCAAACGGAGAGAATATGAAATGCAGAACCGGCAGTTCCCGGAAATGGAGGAAGATGACAGGCTGAAAGAATACCTGGACCGGTGTGCATTCATCAACAAGGACGGCGAGACCTGCGAGTTTACCACGCTCCAGAAACACGACCTGAACCTCGTCTTGCAGAAACGCCACGCGTTGCTGAACTGGCAGCAAGGCTCGGGCAAGACAGCCGCCGTGTACCATCGTGCCAAATACCTGCTCAAATTCCGCAAAGTACGGAATGTCATCATACTGGCTCCTGCCATCGCCACCAATATGACATGGATACCCTTCCTCTCGATAAACAGGGAACAGTTCCGGGTGGCAAGGAAGAATGCCGACCTGGAAACTGTGCCGGAAGGCGTGTTCCTCGTCCTATCCACCTCCATGCTCGGCAAGCTGAAACGGGGCATGGCAAGGTTTGTCAAACGCAGTTCAAGAAAACTGTGCCTTGTTTTCGACGAGTCGGACGAGATAACCAACCCGTCGTCACAACGTACAAGGCATATCCTCGGTCTCTTCCGCCGCCTCAAATACAAGATACTCGACACCGGTACGACCACACGCAACAACATCGCCGAACTGTACAGCCAGTTTGAATTGTTGTATAACAATTCCATAAACATGGTCTGTTGGAGCAGTCGAGTGTACCACGAGAGCAGGGACAAGGAGATAGAGGAAGATAACAATCCGCACTATGGTGAGCCGTTCCCCGCTTTCAGGGGGCATGTGCTTTTCCGTGCCTGCCACTGTCCGGGGAAATCCACCGTGTTCGGCATTGAGAAACAGAACCAGGATGTCTATAACAAGGAGGAGCTGGCCGGCCTTATCGGGAAGACCGTCATTACACGCAAGTTCAGGGACTTTGCAGGAGAGAAATACAAGATACGGACACATACCGTCAGCCCGTCCGACGGCGAGCGTGAGGTTTACCGTGTCATCATCGAGGAGTTCTGCCGCATCTGCGAACTGTATTACAACAGCACGGGGGATGCAAAGAAGGATGCCGGACTCCGGCTTATGCGCCAGATCAAGCTGCTCATCAAGGCCTGCTCCGTCCCACACCTGATAGAGGGCTATTCCGGAGACGGGATTCCGAACAAGACAAGGTACATCGAAAGGCTGGTACGGAAGATACCCGGCAAGGTGGCTGTCGGCTGCACGTCCATAGCTGCATTCGACCTTTACGAGAGCCGTCTTCGCGAATGTTTTCCTGACCGTCCCGTATTTGTGGTCAAGGGAGACGTGGCGTTCAAGAAACGGCAAAGCATCGTGACGGAGTTCGATTCCACCATCAACGGCATACTGGTATGCACGCAGCAGAGCCTGAGCAGTTCGGTGAACATACCCACCTGCAACGACGTGATACTTGAATCCCTGCAATGGAACATCCCGAAGATGGAGCAGTTCTACTTCCGTTTCATCCGTCTCGACTCCAAAGAGCTGAAGGACGTGCATTATGTCACCTACAAGGACTCCGTGGAGCAGAACCTGATGGCGCTGGTGCTTACCAAAGAGCGGCTGAACGAGTTCATCAAGACGGGCGAAGTAAAGGAACAGTCGGAAATCTTCGAGGAGTTCGACGTCACCATGTCCGTCATCGAGAGCCTGCTGGTCAGGGAACGGGACAGCGAAGGCAAGATACACATCAGCTGGGGAAGCCAGCGCATCATGAACTGAAAAATGGAAAAACAAATGAGAAACCGCAGATTCCATTCCACAGGCAAAGGTAGCCCGCCCCCTTACCGGCAGGGCAAGGTCATGCCGCAAGCGGTTTTCGGGAAAATCATCCTCGCCGGAGGCTCCGGTATTTTCCCGAAAAACCCTGCACTGCCGGGGTGCGGACCTTTTGGAGCCTGTGGAATGAAATCCCCGGTTCCGAATCATAAACTATAATGAAGAATATCATGGACTTGAATCAGGCAGAAGTGGCAGTGACCACGCAGCATCTCATAGACATGGGGCAGGAAAAAGACAACCTGCTGCAAATGTCCGACTTCGGCGACATGGGGGAATTCCTGTGCACCTGCTCCGAACTGTTCCCCGAAGAGGAAACTCCGGAATACAGGTACACGAAATGGGAGGAAATCCCGGACCTGCTCATCAACCGGGAATGGCTGTGTCCCAACTTCTTCGAGATAAGGGAGGCGATGGAACAGCTGGAGGAACCCGACAAGGATTGCTTCTTCGACTGGTGTGACCGTTACGGGCATGACATCAGTACGGAAGACCCGCACCTGCTGGTGGCGCACTATATCGAACTTTATGGAAATGCGGCCTATATCGACGATGAGCCTTGCCCGGACAGCGGGGATGACAGCCTGCTGTACTGTCCGGGCATATCAAGCAACTATTTCGACACGGGTATTCCCCGCTTCGAGGTATTCGATGACAATTACGATTAAAGCATATAAACATATACAAGATGGAAATCAACTTCAAAGGACCGGTAATGCCGGTTGACCCCTATTCGCAAATGGCGTTTGTGGAGATACTGAACATTCTCCTGACGGCAGGGCACATCGTGGATGTGAACAGGTTCCTGATAAACAGGAATGCAAACCCGCGATTCGGCTCGTTGTCAGGATATTTCAGATGGTCATTCTCCGACAACCACTTTACCCTGTGGCAACGGGTGGAATACAACTCGCCGCTCTGCTTCAGCCGGCGCATATTCAGCATCCATTTCGGGATGCTGGCAAGCCGTGACAGGAAAAGAGACAATACGGTAATGAACTAAAAACATATCAATATGAGTCACCAGGTAATTACAAGAATGGCATACAATGCCAAAACCAAGCAGATAGAAACTTGGCAGCATTCCAACAACGTGTGGCCGACAACAGACCATTTTTATGCATTGGATGTGAAAACAGACGAACAGATGTTTGAATTCATAACATTGATAGCAAACGGATTGTGGCAAGGGCGCAAATGGCGTAAAGCATTCAAGACACTTTTTGAAGAATATCCGGAATTGGTCAGGTCCTCATACGAGCACGAGCTTAGAGGCCAACCTTGGAAGGCATACTGTGCCATTTGCAAAAAATATGAGGAACTTGCCCAAAGCAAATGCAATGAAATAGTTGCGCGATTCAGGCAACTTACCGGGATTGTCTGACCCAAACAGATGCAAAATATATGGAAGAGATAAAGATTTCAAACAGACAAATCGCGCTGATGGCTTTCGACCGGTTGCGCAAGGAAGACAAGACAGATTCCGCATTGAAACTCGCACGGTGTATGCTGCATGGCACAAGCATATCTCTTGGCATAGGTGATATCGACTGGGAGATAGACAGGGCAATACAGCAGTGCGGAGGAGTGCCAAGAACAGGATACAGATACACGGCTTATTTCCACTTCAACCGGAATACGGAAATGGCAAAGGAAATATATGACAAGATCGTGAAGGAACTGTATGGTTAGGAAACAACACGGAGGCGGCTTGAAGGCCGCTTCCGTCATTTATAACGGTATGTACGGGAAAAGGAATCCTGCCGTACACAGGTAACAGAAATGGATGAACAGAAAACATTGACATTGGATTTCATCAAATCCCTGATGGAACCGGCCTATACACTAATATGGACGGACTACAATGACAATCTTGACAACCATTGCGGACTGATTCAAAAATGCCTTGACAGCAAGAGCCGCGAACATTTGTGGGAAAAGGCAGACGAGTGGTACAGCGATGCCGAATGGGAAGCTGTCCGTGAGATTATTGCGAAACTGAAAGAGGAATGTACCGTATTCCATGACTTTGACGGGGAAGCGGTCGATGACTTCTTCGATGAATACGAAGATGAAATCCGTGACGAGATTTACAGCCGCAACGATTCGGACGTGGTGAAGGAATTGGTAAGGCACACGGACGACATTCCTATCCGTGTGGAGATGCTTTCCAACTATGACTGCATCAACTCCAACTGGTTTGAATCGCAAGGCGGTTACAGGTACGAGGAATCCTACTTCGGGGACATGGTGGACAGCCTGAACCTCAATCCGGCGAGAGTAAAGAAAATCCTGACAGAGCACGGCTACAGGGCTTACGGGCGTTTCCCGAACCGTAAGAACCGGAACGGCAAGGAGCAGGTTTCCTACGAACAATTCTACGAGGAACTTATCAATTCCTGCTGCGGGGCGAACCTGCTGACTTACATCGGCAGGGTAAGCCTGAAAGAGCTGTATGAAGCCGACTTTTCATTGAAAGAGGTCATTATCCCCAAAGGCAACTGTTGCGGACTTTTCAGTTCGACGTATGGTGGTGGAAGCCTGCTTGAAATGGAACTGAAACGGGACGTAAAGCTGAAATTGGAAGTCAAGGACTATCATGGTTTCCGCTTCCGGCTGGATGACGAACGTTCCAAATATGACTGTTCGGTCCGGCATGTATATGGGGTGGACGACTCCTTTTTCGGAGATGCGGTTCGCATTGTATCCTGATAAAATCAACTAATCAACAATCAAATCATAGAAGATTATGGAAAAATACGATGTAAAAGTAAGGTACATCTTCGAGGGTACTTATACAGTGGTGGCGGAAGACCGTGAAGAAGCGGAAAGCATGGTGGCGGAAGACTGCGGCCTGGTATTGGGCGGCAACATCCACACAACGCGGGATGACGATGAAGTGACGGACTGGAAGTTCGGTTGTCATCCGGACTTCCAGGTTCTCTCCGTAAGGCAGCGAGGCGGGAAATCCCCCATGTCGGTATTCGGAGACAGGATCGAAGAACTGCGAAAAGACATCATCGAAGCGATACGGCAGTTGCTCCATGACCATGCCATGAATGCGATACGGTTTCCGGAAGAGGATTATGATCCGGTCTGGGTGATATGGTTTGGCAAGAACGGAGCCCCCTACGAATGCAGGGTGACAGGACTCCGGGTAACGGACTGCAGCCTGACCGTCCTTGCCGAAGAGAAAGAAAGCGGTGATGAAGTGGAATGTTACAGCCCGTTCGAACTCGGAGCCAGTAACATCGACTGGCTTTCCGGAATGTATGAGGCTGTATGGCAGCAACTGGAAGAGAGCAAAGTAGAACCACAAACTGAAGAACAATGAAATATCAAGCGGAAAATGCAGTCTCCAGCTTCTTCTACTATATGTGGAACGCCTGGAGCAAGGAAGAATGCAAGGCCGTATTTGGAGATATGTACCGGCACTTCTGGGATAAATGGTCCGCATTGGCGGACAAGTCCATATTCGGTGCGGCGGAACGGTTCTTTGCCGAGTTATCGGAAAACAACCAGAAACTACTCGTGGAACGTGCCGTTGCACTCTATGACGGCAGGGCTTTCAGAAAAGAGCCGGACGATTCCGACATCCTTGTCTGTAAAGAATGCGGTTCACGGCAGTTGGAAATCCAAGCATGGATAAACGCCAATACGGATGAACGTATCAGATATGTGCATGATGACAATAACGGGCTGTGGTGCGATGGGAAATGGTGCGAAGAATGTGGCGTTCAGGTCTTTTTCTGTACTAAGGCGGAGTTCACACAAAAGATGCAGGGTTGGTGGAAGTCGTGCGGTTTTGAAACAAAGGAACAAATCACAGGGTTGAAAGTCTGTGACTCTCCGCCTTCAGAAAATACGCAGACATTCATTGATGCGGCAGACCAATGGTGGAACAGCCGGGACTACGAACATAAACGGGAAATTTACAACAGGTATAATTCTAAAAACGAATAATATGCAGATTAACATCATTGAACAGATTAGCAACTCATGCAGTTGCAGCCATATGGAAGCGCAGGAATACTTGGATTCTGAAATCCGGTACCTGCGCGAGTTGCAAGAGGCGGACGACCTGAGGGAAGATGACATCGAAATGGCGTGCAGCAACCTCGGGCTTGACCTTGACAACCAGGAATATTTTATCAACCGCCTCGCAGGGGCATAAATACCTATAGCTATGGCTTATTTTCATAACATACATTCATTGGCGGACCTGAAGAAGGAATACCGCCGTCTGGCATTGCAGCACCACCCGGACAAGGGTGGTGACACTGCCATCATGCAACAGGTGAACACCGAGTTTGAAAGGCTCTTTAAAGTCTGGAAAGACAAACCGGATGTCTCTGCCGCATCAACCGGGTATGAACATGACTATTCGGGTGCCACGGCAAAGGAATATACCGAGTACGTGTATAATGAATACCGTTGGAAAGGTCACAACTACAAAGGGCAACATGCCCCTGAAATCGTAGAACTTGTGAGAACCTGGCTAAAGGAAACCTATCCGAGATATAAGTTCTCCGTCAGACGGGAGAACTACAATTCCATTTACATCAAACTAATGAGTGCGGACTTTGAGGCGTTCACCAGGGAATCCGGCAAAGTGCAGGATCATATCAACCACTACAACATAGAGCGGAACCCCGATCTTACAGACCGTGCCAAGGAGGTGATGCTGAATGTCTGTGACTTTGTCATGTCATACAACTTCGATGACAGCGATGCGATGACGGATTATTTCCATACCAATTTCTACCTGACATTGGCTATAGGGAGTTACCGGAAGCCTTACAAGGTGGAACTGCCGAAACTTGACTGCAAGGGAAAGGACAAGCCGGAAGTGTTCAAGCATCCCGAAGGTCCGGCACACAAGGCCATCAGGCAGGCGTTGGGCACAGCCCGTTTCGATTTCATCGAACACAGGAGGCATTCCGGCGAAATGATACTCGGAGAAGACCATTACGGCTCACACGGAGAGCATTATTTCTGGCCGAAGGATTATTCAAGCGCGAAACTGGCTCAGAAACGGATCGACAAATTGGAGAAAGCCGGTATTCGGTGCAAGCTTACCGGATATAACGGCGGTTACATTCGTTTTATCGGCTACACTCCCGAAGCAGAAGCGTTACTGGAGAAGGAACGACAGGAATACATCACCGCCCATCGGCAATGGCAAACCAAACAGACAGTAATCAATTAAACTTATCAATATGGAACCGAACAATTTGAACGAATGGTGGGGCGGACAGCCCGACGGACTGAAACAGGCATTCTCTCTTTTTCCCGATGGACGGTGGAAAGAGGCGGACCTGTATTTGCGAATCAATATCCGTAATTACTGCCTCCTGAAAAAAGGAGGGCTGCTTCCCGAAGACAAGGACCGCTCGATGCTCAACGAAATTGTCTGTGAGCTGGCCGATACGGAGCTGTGCCGTGCAAATGGAAAGACACTCGAAGACATGTGCGATACGGACGGGGCTTTTCTGGAAGAGTACCAGGAACTGTTCAACCGGATATACGATGAACTGGAAATGAGAATTACGGATTATATGAACGGACAATCAAAAAAAATGTAACAATGAAAGCAAAAGTGTTCAAGTACAAGTCTGACGGGAATACCGTCGTGGCTTCTTATATGGAACTGGAGCCGTATGCGAAGAATGTATATCTCTCCCTGTCGAGAAAGAACGAATACGGGAATGAAGACGATGACTGTTTCCATGTGGTCTGCCGGATTGAAAACGTTTATTTTTCCAGCGGGCAGTATTCACGCCGGTTTCTCAAGGGAGAAGGTTGCAGAGAGGAAGCCGCCACCTATTGCAGGAACTGGATTGCGGATACGCTTCAAAGTGCGGAAAGAGGAGCCTTCGTCAATTTGATCTCCGTCCGCGTGTTCGAGGCTCTCGGACTTGATACCACTTCCCTGGTGCAAGCCCGTGAGGAGTATAAAAGAATACAGGAGCAGAAACGCAGGGAGCAGAAGGAGAAAGAGGCGAAAGAGCGCAGAGTGCAGGAAGAGCAACATCAGTGGCTGCTCAATGAACAGAAACGGAAATTCCTGGACGGGGAACGGATCACGGGAGAAATGTTCCTTGAAATCACCGGAAGGGACGGTTTTGACATCCATATCAGAACCAAAGGGACATTCAATAGGCATGTGAGGGGCATTGACAGGAACGGCACCGTCAGTTTCCGGAAAATCAAGGGCTGCCGGACTCCGGACTTTACCGGATGCCATAAGGCCGTGTCCGCCTATCTGGCGTTCATTACAGAAAAAGAGGGCAAATAATTAAATCCGGAGCGGTAACGGTCTGCTCCATGCAGCTGTTACCGCTACCGGCTTCCGGCCTCACAATTCACGGTTCAGCGCCATTGCCAGCGGAAACATCAACCGGTTATAGGCTTTAAGCTTTTGCAAATTCAGCACATATCCGGCATAGGGATTGGTCAGATCGGTATAGAAGAATACATCGGTAAATCCTGCGTGTTCCTCCACGACTTCACCCTCCAACGGAATCTCCTCCACATTGAACCGCTCCAGAGGCAGTTCTTCCAGACGGGTCTGTTCCGCATTTCCCAACACATTGAGGTTACGGTTAAACAGCACGAATCCTTTCTTCCTGTAATCCACACGCATACCGTACGGACGCTCCACAAGGAAAGCATCCGCCGCTTTCTTTATATAGTTTTCCATAAAACTGAAATTAGAATTGCAAAAATACATCTTTTGTCCGGCAATGGCGAACAAATCAGGAAGAGAATCGCCACAGACCATGCAAAGCACACTACCGTGTATTTTATTTCCCACCCTGCAAAGGTAGTCCCGTGTCCGGTGTACCCTGTCAATGTCAGGCCCCTTGCGGGGTTGGCTGAAAGAAAATCATCCTCGCCTGACGGCTGCGGTATTTTCTTTCGCCAAACCTTGCGGGTACTGCCACGGGACAGTCAGGCAGGTGAGAAATAAAAATACCGGCTCCCGGAGCCGGACATGTTTAACAGATAAAATACAATGAATCATGAAAATCCTGAATCAAGAACATTTCGAGAATGTTAAGCGTTATGCCGAATCCATCGGTGACACCTCACTCCAGAAATGCCTGGAACGGTTGAAGAGCTGGGAAGAAAATCCTGACTGTCCCAGCGAAATCTCACTCTACTATGACCATGCCCCGTACTCGTTCGGCTTCACCCAATGCTATCCCGATGGAAGGACGGGCATCGTGGGCGGCCTGCTCTATCACGGAATACCGGACCGTTCTTTCGCCGTGACACTACAGCCGTTCCATGGATGGCAGATACACACCTGATGAGAGGCAAACGACAATATTAACTTTATAAAATTCAATTCAATATGGAAACGACATTGGCAGTAATGGAAAGACAACAGCAGTTTGACTTCCAGAAAAACGGAATTGAAGTGATGAACTTCGAGACACTTCAACGCACCTATAAAGAAAATGACATCTACAACAATCCGGTGCAGGGCATCTACCATTATCAGGTCATCCGGCGCATGATGGACATCTGCGAGAAATACAATCTCGATTATGAGGTGGAAGAAATCTTCGCTGCCCAGAACAGAAACAAGACACAGCCGGGAGTGAGCATCCTCCCGCAGGTAGAACAGACACATGGCGAAAAAGCCGTGGAAGCCCATATCCTGCGCCGTATTTTCGCTACTATCCGGATCAGAGATTGGGAGACAGACGAGCTGACAACCACACTGGTCGTCGCCTACCACCAGGACGGCATACAGGCAGCCATAGGCCCCTGCGTGAAGATATGCCATAACCAGTGCATCCTCTCACCGCAGCGGAGCATCTGCAATTACGGGAAAAAGAAGGTGACAACCGATGAGCTCTTCGAAACCGTGGACGGCTGGCTGGCCAATTTCGAGGTGAACATGAACGAGGACATCGAACGGATACAGCGGTTGAAACGCAGGATTGTCCCGATGGAGGAAATCTACCTGTACATCGGCCTGCTGACAGCCTTGCGCGTTTCCCATGACAGTTCGGACAGAAACCTGTCATCCACTGTGGAAACCTACCCGTTGAACCAGAGCCAGATTTCTGTCTTCACGGAAGAGGTGCTGAAACTGGCCATGAGCAAAGGACAGATTACCGCATGGGACCTGTACAATGTAGCCACTGAAATATATAAGCCCGGGAAAACAGATTTTCCGGCTCTCATTCCGCAGAACGGAGCCATGGCGGAACTGCTGCTTTCCCGTCTCTCTGAAGAGGTGGAAGTACAGTATGCCGTTCCGATAAACTGA